CACCTGAAGATATTGCATATCCTAGAAGTTGTAATAATCTTAAAAAATATAGTTCATCAAAAGACATATATCAAAAGTCAACACCTATTCATGTCAAAGGTGCTTTAATTTATAATAATATGTTAAAGAAAAAACAGTTAAGAAAATATGAAGTAATACAAGATGGTGATAAGATAAAATTTATAACACTAAAAGAACCTAACCCTATAAGAGAACATGTGATATCTTTTACTAGTAAGTTACCAAAAGAGTTTAACTTACATCAATATATTGATTATGATGAGATGTTTACAAAGTCTTTTCTAGAACCATTAAGATTTATTGTAAATGCTATCGGTTGGAACTTTGAGAGAAAGGCAACTCTAGATGAATTTTTTTAAACACTTGACATTAGAGAAATCGTTATTATATAATACAGAAAGGAGAAATATATAATGAGTAAAATAATTGGAATAGATTTAGGAACAACAAACTCTTGTGTCGCTGTAATGGAAGGCACACAAGGAAAGGTAATAGAAAATACTGAGGGTCAGAGAACGACACCATCAGTAGTATCTTTTGGCGATGAGACGCTAATTGGTATGCCAGCAAAAAGAGTGGCAGTAACCAATCCTGAAAATACTATCTATGCAGTTAAAAGATTAATTGGTAGAAAGTTTGATGGTGGCTCTGTACAGAAAGATATAAAGACAACACCTTATAAGATTGTTAAAGCAGATAACGGAGACGCATGGATAGAATCAAAAGATAAAAAGTATTCACCATCACAAATCTCTGCTTTCACTTTACAAAAAATGAAAGAGACTGCTGAGAAATATTTAGGATCAGAGGTCAAAGAAGCAGTTATAACTGTACCTGCTTACTTTAATGATTCACAAAGACAGGCAACAAAAGACGCTGGTAAGATTGCAGGTCTTGATGTAAAAAGAATTGTAAATGAACCAACAGCAGCTGCACTTGCATATGGTTTAGATAAAAAGAAATCAGGCACAGTTGCAGTATATGATTTAGGTGGTGGTACTTTTGATGTATCAATACTTGAATTAGGTGATGGTGTATTTGAGGTTAAATCTACGAATGGTGATACATCACTAGGTGGTGAAGATTTTGATAATGCTATTGTAGATCATTTATTATCTGTATTTAAAAATGATACAGGTATGGATTTAAGATCAGATAATCTAGCATTACAGAGAGTTAGAGAATCAGCTGAAAAAGCAAAATGTGAATTATCATCTGTTGTTGAAACAGAGATCAATATACCATTTATAACTGCTGATCAAGCAGGTCCTAAACACTTAAATGTAAAACTAAACAGAGCAACATTTGAAAGTTTAGTAGATGGTCTTATTAAGAGATCACTTGCACCTTGCGAGACAGCATTAAAAGACGCTAATATAAAATCAACAGACATAAGTGAGGTTATATTAGTTGGTGGTATGACAAGAATGCCTAAAGTAAAACAAGAGGTAGAAAAATTCTTTGGTAAGAAACCACACGAAGGAGTTAATCCAGATGAAGTAGTTGCCATTGGTGCTGCTATTCAAGGTGGTGTATTACAAGGTGATGTCAAAGATGTATTACTATTAGATGTGACACCACTATCACTAGGTATTGAAACACTTGGTGGTGTGACTACAAAACTTATAGAAAAAAATACAACAATACCTACAAAGAAAAGTCAAGTATTTTCTACTGCTGAAAATAATCAATCAGCAGTTAATATTAATGTGACACAAGGTGAAAGACAACTTGCAAAAGATAATAAGATGTTAGGTAATTTTATGTTAGATGGTATACCACCTGCACCAAGAGGCATGCCACAGATTGAGGTTACATTTGACATAGACGCAAATGGTATTGTAAGTGTATCTGCTAAAGACAAAGGCACAGGTAAAGAACAAAAGATTACTATACAAGCGTCTGGTGGATTATCAGAAGCAGAGATAGATCAAATGGTCAAAGACGCAGAAGCAAATAAAGAAGCAGATGAAAAAATCAAAGAGAAAATAGAGGCAAGAAATCATGCTGATGGTCTAGTTGCTTCTACTGAGAAGGCACTAAAAGAACATGGTGACAAGGTATCTGCCGAAGAAAAAACTAAGGTAGAGACATCTATCAATGATCTAAAAGAAGCATTGAAAGGTGATGATACCGAAGATATCAAAAAGAAGACAGGTGAATTGACCGAAGCGTCAATGAAACTTGGCGAGGCAATCTATAAAGATATGCAAGAACAAGCAAAAGAAACGGCACAAGATGAACCTAAAAAAGAAAACAAAAAAGATGATGACGGTGTTATTGATGCCGATTATGAAGAAGTAAAAGACTAAGTATGAAAGATTATATTCGTAATGAAACACTATATAGCCGTCTCCTAGACGCTGCTAGACACGATAAATTGCCTATATTAGATAACAAGACATTTGAATCTATGAACGCAGAATATGGCAAGGAAGAGATGAGAAGAAATCTTGCCGATTACATTGCAACCGAAAGACCTGTATTTCCACTAACTGAAATAAGTTATGATGATATGAGAGAGAATTTTTATAACTTACAAAAGTTTGATACCTCTACTATTTGTATTCCAAAAGAACAAGTTGATAAAGAGGTCTTTGAAAAGTATGATGACTATGAGTATCCATATAGCAAATATGGTCTTGGTTTGATAAATGGTCCTAGCACTTTTAACAAAGTATCAAATTATTTTATGCAAGATTTGAGATTAGAATGTGGCAGTTATGGTTTTAGAGCACCTAAGGAAGTATGGGAAAATGGCACACCATATGATATATGGAAGTGTCTAGGTCCTATATGGCGAGGTATCAATAATGTTAAACTTACTAAAGTAAAAGAAATAGATGGCACTGAAACTGAAAAATTACTAGGTGGTTCATTAACTCCTAAATGTATTATAGAAGCATTTAGATTACAAACTTATATTGCAACACAATTTAAACCTGTTGTTGCAAAAGCAATCTATCAAATGACAAATGCTAAAAGAGTATTAGATACAAGTTGTGGTTGGGGTGATAGACTTGCAGGATTCTTTGCCAGTGATGCTGAAGAATACTATGGTTGTGATCCTAATCCTAATACATATGCTAGATATACTGAACAGATATCTAAGTATAATAAATTACTATCTAAACCTAAGAAGGTAACCATATGGCGATGTGGTGCTGAAGACTTACCATATCATAAATTACCACCAATAGATGTTGCGTTTACATCTCCACCTTACTTTGCTACTGAAGAATATAATAAAGGTGGTGAGTTTGAGTCAGATCAATCATGGTCTAAATTTAATGAGTATGAAAGATGGCGTGATGATTTTTATTTACCAGTTGCAGAAAAATCAATGGCAGTTTCTAAGTTTTTATTTGTTAATATTATGGATCCTAAAATCAAAGGTACAAGATACAGATCAAGTGACGAATTAGTAAACAGATTAAAAGATAAATTTATAGGTCAGATCGGCATGAGAATTATGCAAAGACCAAAATCAGATACACTATTCAAAGATGAAAAAGAAAAGGCAGATTTTATGAACAAGATGTTTATAGAAAATGTATGGTGCTTTGGACCTAAAGAAGACCTATTTAAAAATTCAAGAAAGGCAAATTTAGATGAGTTCTTTGCTTGACATAATAAATAGATATAGTATAATAGATAATGATAACAATGAGGATAACTAATGAGTGATTTTTTAAAAGATGTAATAAAAGAAACTGGTAATGAATATGCTAGTTTAGTATCAGATGGCGCTTCAGGTGATGTAGATTCATTTATAGATACAGGTTCATATATATTCAACGCATTATTAGGTGGCTCTATAAACAGAGGTCTACCATCAAACAAGATAACAGCAATCGCAGGTGAAAGTGCTACAGGTAAAACTTTCTTTGTTCTAGGTATGTGTAAAAACTTTCTAGATAAAAATCCTGACGGTGGTGTTATATTCTTTGAGTCAGAATCAGCAGTCACAAAAGATATAATCGAAGAACGAGGAATAGATAGTAGTCGTATGGTAATCATGCCAGTGACAACTGTACAAGAATTTAGACATCAAGCAATTACTGTGCTTGACAAATATATAGAACAAGATGTATCTGAAAGAAAACCATTGTTATTAGTATTAGATAGTTTAGGTATGCTATCAACTACAAAAGAAATGGAAGATACACAAGCAGGTAAAGAAACAAAAGATATGACAAGGGCACAAATAGTTAAGGCTGCCTTTAGAGTATTAACACTAAAACTAGGTAAGGCAAAAGTGCCTCTAATAATTACTAACCATACTTATGATGTTGTTGGTTCAATGTTCCCACAAAAAGAAATGGGTGGTGGATCAGGATTAAAATATGCAGCGTCATCAATCGTTTATCTTTCTAAGAGAAAAGAAAAAGATGGCACAGAAATCATAGGTAATATAATACATTGTAAAAATTACAAATCGAGACTAACCAAAGAAAATAAAGTCGTAGATGTTAGATTAACTTACGACAAAGGTTTAGATAGATACTACGGTCTGCTAGACTTGGCTTTAAAACATAACATATTTAAACAAGTTTCTACTAGAATTGAATTACCAGATGGCTCTAAAACTTTTGGTAAGACAATTAATAATGACCCGACAAAATACTTTACAGATGATATACTAAAACAACTAGATGATGTTTGTAGTAGAGAGTTTAAATATGGAGAAACAGAAAATAACAATCCCGAAACTGCACAAGACGACTAACCCTAAACATAGGGAAGATTATGTGTTTGTAGAAAAACCTGGTGAGGATTTTACAGCACTTAAATTAATTAGTGGTCCATTCGCAAGTATAGTTTACAAATATGGCAAGGTAGGATTCAGACCTGAATCTGAAAAGACACCTGAGGGTGCGTTGCCTATGGTCTTTGACTATACCATCATAGAAAATAAGATAGACGCTGATACAGATAGTCAAGAATTTATTAATCATATTGGTGATATATTAGTTGTATTACTAGATGAGGAACTAAAAACTAAGAAGGATAAAGATGGAAAGAATTGAGAGAACAGTATTAAGTAATCTTATTCATAATGATGAATACACTAGAAGGGTTTTACCTTTTATCAAAGAGGAATATTTTTCAGATAGATTAGAGAAAATATTATTTACAGAGATATATAAATTTGTAAACAAGTATAATGCTCTGCCTTCTAAAGAGGCGTTATCTATTGAGATGAATGGTAGTAAAAGTGTGACCGAAGATGAATATAAAAAGGTTACTGATATTATCTCTACATTAAATAATGAACCTGTAAATATAGATTGGTTAAAAGATTCAACAGAAAAGTTTTGTAAAGATCGTGCTATACATAATGCTATCTTAGGTGGCATACAGATCATAGATGGTAAAGATAAAACACATACACCAGAGTATTTACCAGAGATGTTATCAGAAGCATTATCTGTTTCTTTCGATCAAAAAGTAGGGCATGATTATCTATTAGAGACAAAAGAAAGATTTGATTTCTATAAAAAGAAAGAGGAAAGACTTGAATTAGATTTAGAATATTTTAACAAGATTACAAGAGGCGGTATACCAAGTAAGACTTTGAATATTTGTCTTGCAGGTACAGGTGTTGGTAAGACAATGTTTATGACACACCTTGCTTCGTCTGTATTATTACAAGGCAAGAACGTATTGTATATAACTTTAGAGATGGCTGAAGAAAGAATCGCTGAGAGAATAGACGCTAACTTATTGAATGTTGGCATAAGTGATCTAGAAGAATTACCATATTCAATGTATGAAACAAAGATAAACAAATTACAAAGTAAGACAACAGGTCAATTAATTATTAAAGAATATCCTACTGCGTCTGCTCATACAGGTCATTTCAAAGCATTAATAAAAGAACTTGCACTAAAGAAATCTTTTAGACCAGATATTGTATTTGTGGATTATTTGAATATATGTTCTAGTGCTAGATTTAAAGCAGGTGCAAATGTAAACAGTTATACTTACATCAAGGCAATTGCTGAAGAACTAAGAGGCATGGCAGTAGAAAATGACCTGCCTATCTTTTCTGCTACT